CAACAACTTGTCAGCAACGTATGTCGCTTGGCAATGGAAGGGCGGCGGCACTGCTGTATCCAACACCAACGGAACTATTACATCCTCAGTAAGCGCCAATACGACCAGCGGGTGCAGTGTGGTGACGTATACGGGAAATGCCACTGCCAATGCTACTGTGGGGCATGGGCTTGGGGTAACGCCACAATTCTTTGTAGTTAAAATAAGAAGTACCACAGGCGAATGGTGTGTGTACCATACTTCAATAGGTAAAGATAA